TTGAAAAATGAAGAAAGTATTAACTGATGTAGATATTGATGTTTTTGGGCGAGATAAAATTCTAGATGGATTAGAGTGTATCTTTGGCCGAATCGACCGTCCCGATGGAAGATTTGAGAAACATAACACAGGTGTCTTCTTTCAAAATATTCCGCGTGATCCAACCACCAACATTTCTACATTAGATCATAGGATTGCAAAAGACTATGGATATTTTAAGATTGACTTTCTTAATGTCAACATGTACGAAGGTATCAAGAGTGAAGAACATCTGCTATCATTGATGAACACGGAACCTCCTTGGGATTTCTTTGAGTATGAAGAAATTACAGATCAGTTATTCCACCTAAACGGGCATAGCAATCTTCTAGTTAAATATAAGCCACAGTCCGTGGAGGATTTAGCTATGATTCTAGCAATTATGCGCCCGGCCAAAGCCTATTTGCAGCAGCATAGTTGGGAAAGTATTAGGAAGAATGTTTGGGTAAAGAATGAAGGTGACGATGCCTATCAGTTTAAAAGAAGTCACGGTATAGCCTATAGTCTGGCTATCATTGTGAATCTAAATTTACTGATAGAGAAAATGTCTAAGGATTAATCCGCTCTTCTAATCAGTTGGATTTGACGCTTCTTAATACGCTTTTTCATTATGTTATTTAGGCTTGTAATTGAGCCAAACATAATTTCTACGTCCTTATTCACTACCGTCTTCATGCAATAACGAAATTGCTGCATTTGACCTTGTAGGAAAATGTTGATAGGCAACAGTCTGTTGCTTTCCCACCACCATGTCTCGCCGTGTTCAAGAAAAATAATCTTTTCTTCAGGGGAGCGAATAGATTCGTAATCGTAAAAGCTTATAATTTTATCGTCGGAATTTTGAATAATGCCAATATATTCATGGGTCTGAACCCGTAATCCACTGAGAAAGGGGAATTTTTCTTTGATTTCTTCTAAGTTTATCATACCATCTTATTTATGAACTTTTAGTATGGGTGGAATATTTTTTGGTGTTGATTGTGATAAATATAGAAAAGGCAGGTATAGATGGACATTACTTTTCACAAAATGTATCTTTATGATCACGTTCGCCAGCTTCTAGCTGTGGGAGATACTTTCTGCTCATGCAAGGATAACGGACCAATGAACAAAAATCCAATTAAAGCCCATAAGGGTATTGACAACAAGATAATTTTCAGGGTATTAGGTCCCGACAGAATTCCGGTTGACATCGCATGTAATCAGCAAGTTTTTGCAAGAATTATTGATCCAGAAAATAGAGCTGTGGTATTGGAGAAACTCTGCAGGCTCGGTCCAGCGAAAGGTCTTGTTACTCTAGAGATTGACAGCGGTGACATTACAGATATTCATGCAGGTCTTTATACAATGGTATTGATTAGAACTGAAGAATTTGTAGTTAATTTACCCGATTACTATATTGAAAAGCCATTATACAGTGATATCGATGATAATATTTCAATGGAAATTGAGATTACTGAACAGGGACTCAAGTCTCCTGTACCCAGTGTTACACTATTACCAGAAGATTGGACACCTGATATTTTAGCACCACTGACTGTTAATCCGCGCCCCTGTTTTTACACAGGTAGAATACCGGGAGGTCGCGTACTTAATCATAAAGAATCTGTACAATCATTCTCAACCTATACTGAGAATTTCACAGGCATACTTGAAATCTGGGGAACACTAGAAGAAACACCCGACCCATATCTCAACGATACTCGCTGGTTTAAGATTTATCCATCTAGTATGTCTCAAGACATAGAATTTGTTGGATATACAGGCACTCAGGCATGGACATTTGCTGCAAACTTCATGTGGTTGAAGTTTAGATACTTCCCTAGCACTGAAGTTCTTGATCCAGGAATCATGAAGAAGTTGATTGTTCGGACATAATTGATTTTCGTAAGAGAATCTGTTATAGTTGTGTAATGATCATAGATGTCCTTAAAGATGCCATCCTCCAAAATATAGGAAGCCTTAAGCAGGCCCCAAAGGGCTGGTATAAGCGTCACTGTATGCTCTGCCATACGCAGGGACATGGCAAGGATACTCGCAATCGATTCGGAATTCAATTTAATCCACAGTCTATAGCATTGAACTGCTTCAACTGTGGATTTTCTGCTGGGTATACAGAGGGTAAAGAATTATCCAAGGCATTTAAGTTTTTCTTAGGTCAACTGAATATAAATGAAAAGTTTATCGAGCAAATTGAATTTGAAATCTTCAAACAGAAAAATCAAATACACAGCATTAGAGAAGGCGACGAAGAAGTAAAGATTGAAGATAAGGAAAGTAGATTCAGGGCCTTATTTCAGAAGTGGAAACCAATGGAGTTACCACAGGATTCATTATCTGTCAAAGAATGGTTAGAGGCCGGCCTAGATGATACAGAATTTCTAAATGTAGTAAATTATGCCGTAGATAGAAAGTTGTTTGATCTTGGCGAATTCTATTGGTCGCCCTTAAAGCAACACAACTTGAATCAGCGACTAATAATTCCTTATTATTATAAGGGAAAAACTGTAGGATTTACAGCAAGACTTTACTATGAAGTTCCTGATAAATCTATCCCCAAATACTACCAACAGTGTCCACCGGACTTTGTCTATAACCTAGATCATCAGCAGGGATGGTCGCGTAAATACGTGATAGCTACTGAGGGTGTTTTAGATGCCTGGGTAACTGGTGGCATAAGTATATTAGGCGAAATAGGACAATCAAAGGTAGATATTATAAACCGTTTGCAAAAGCAGGTTATCGTCTGTCCCGATAGAGATAAGAAGGGATGGGACCTTGTAGAGGTTGCTATGGAAAATAATTGGGCTGTATCTTTCCCGAAATGGGATATAGATATCAAAGACGCAGCAAAAGCGGCAGAGAAGTATGGGAGATTGCTAACAACACATTCTATAATCTCTTCAGCGGTGTCGGGAAAGGATAAGATAAAATTACATTGGGATATTGAACAGAATGAGCGACAAAGACGACGCCAGCGAAATTAACGACTATAGCAAGGATATTGAAGATCTATTCATCAGTTTCATGATGAGCAATAAGGATCTCTTTGTTCGTTGCAAGGGTATTATCAAGTCGGGATATTTTGATGATAAACAAAATAGAGATACGGTTGCCTTTATTGAGGGGTATAGTACAGCTTTCTCTATTATTCCGTCACTGGACGAAATCAAGGCAGTCACAAAGAAAGACATCAGAATCATGGAGGTCGAAGCTGCAAAGCACGATCTCTGGTTCTTACGTGAATTTGAAAAATTCTGTAAGCACAAAGCATTAAGGGACGCAATTCTAGCATCTCCCGAAATGCTAGATCAGGGAAGATACGGCGAAGTCGAAGCTACAATCAAAGCGGCGGTACAGATTGCATTAGTTAAAGACTTAGGATTAGATTATTTTGCTGATCCGAAAACTAGACTTGAAGCACTTAGAGAAAATAAGGGACAATGTTCGACAGGTTGGAAATCTGTCGATGATAAATTGTTCGGCGGTCTAAACAGGGGCGAAATTACAATCTTTGCTGGACAATCTGGCGCAGGTAAATCATTGTTCTTGCAAAATCTTGCAGTCAATTGGGCAATGGCAGGAATGAATGTTGTATATCTTTCACTTGAACTTAGTGAAAAATTATGTGCAATGCGTGTTGATGCGATGATTACCGGATATGAAACAAGAGATGTTATGCGTAACATCGATGATGTTCATATGAAGATTCGCGCATCGCAGCAGAAACACCAAGGATCATTGCGTATTAAGCAAATGCCGAACGGATGTACCACTAATGATCTCCGTGCATTTATTAAAGAATACGAAATTCATTCAGGTAAGAAGGTAGATGCAATTTTAGTTGATTACCTTGATCTTATGTCTCCAATGAGTAAGAAGATTTCTGCAGAAAATCTATTCGTTAAAGACAAGTATGTTACTGAAGAATTGCGTAACTTGGCAGTAGAACTCGATATAATTACAGTTTCAGCATCACAGTTGAATCGTGGTTCTTATGAAGAGATCGAATTTGATCCAAGTCACATTGCTGGTGGTATTTCGAAGGTAAACACAGCAGATAATGTTATCGGTATTTTCACAAGTGCAGCAATGAAGGAAGGTGGAAGGTATCAGATTCAGTTCATGAAGACACGTTCTAGTTCCGGTGTGGGTTCTAAGGTTGACCTGGCATTCAACAATAAGAGTTTGAGAATTACAGATCTCGAAGAGGATGCTGATAATGCTATTACTGCAACCTCAAAGAATATCTATGAACAATTGAAAAAGAAGAGTGTTGTTAGGTCGGGGGAGAAACTGGATGCTGAATCTGGAGAGATTACTAAATTTACTCAAAATGAAACAAAGGTAAACCCACTTGAGGGTGCAGCGGCATTGCGGGCGTTCGTAAAGAAAAGATAAAATATTGGTTTAGCTGATAAATAGTTAAACGCATTTGGAGTCGATAAATTGTCTATTAACCGCAGAAGCCGCTCAATTCTTGAAGAAATTAGTGCCTATGTTCCTCAGAAAAGCAAAGAAGAACTAATCGAGGCAAGAGCACAGCACATTATAGTTTCTGCTATTAATTTGCTGGAATCCATTGATGAATCCTTTTCGCCCGAAGATGCTGAGGCATTAAAGAAGCGTTTTGTTTCTAGCATACGAGGCGCTGATCCCAATCGCTTTACAAGAATGGTAAAACGTATTAAGACGGGATTCGAGGGAGACGAAGATCCCGATGGCCATTGATAAAACACGTCTTACAAAAGAATGGATAGATTATCTGAAGAGTAATCAGATTGCATTCTCATCTAAGACAGAACCGGGAAAATTAGACTACAAGAAGAAAGTAACGTCTGATGATATCTCACGATTTCTGGAAGGTAAGACAGATTTTACCGAAGAGCAAATTAGTAATGCTGTTCACATGGTGCTAGCAAAAAAGGCACAAGGTGGCGGTCCTGCTAAATTACAGAATAATCCGACTGCAGGAACTTCTGTGGCAACACAGCCCGAACGTCCTCAGCAGCAGGCACCGAAACAACTCGGCAGTAATCAGCCTAAACAGGCTCAGGCCGCCCCAAAGAAAAGATACAGCAAAGACAATGCTACTGATGTTGAGTATCGAGATATCAACGAAGAGTTGAGGGATGATACGGCCTATACATTAGACGAGAAAGACATAGAGGATATTTTTTCCATTCTAACATCGGCATCGCCAGCCGCACCTGCTACTAAACAAAAACAGCGCGGCACAGCACCGGGAACACCGGCCGCAGCCAGTCCTGAAGAGGAGCAGGCCAAGAAAGATGAGGAGATTAGAAAATTAAAACGAGTAATACGTGATAAAATGTCTCCAGCTCAAAGAAAAGCATTATGGAGAGTATTAACCGATGCGTAATATAAATGAAGCTCAAATTAATGAACCCGATGTAAAAGCAATCTTTAAGGGTGCGACCGATCTACGTAATAATCCTAGCGGGCTCGGTAAGATGTTTAAGAGCTTAAGAAAAGATAAGATAGAATTATCTGATCTTCAGCAAGCTTGGAAGGATGACAGATATTCGGATGACACACGCGATATTAAGCGTATACTGTTAAATCAAGGATTTAGCGAAAAAGAAATACAAAAAGTCTTTGCCGAAGTGTTTGGAAAATCAGATACTGAAGCAGGCTATGAAGAACCTGTTGCTAGTCCTGTAATCAATAAAATTGCAGAATATGCAAAAAAGAATGGATTAACTGATTCACTTATTGCGTTTATGGAACAAGAGTTCGGAAAAGAGTTAGGACTTGGAAAGAAAGCAACAACTGAAGATATAAGATATATCTTCACAAGAATTCTACAAGAAGAAAGACCAAATAGGCATCTTCTTATTAAAGAACATGAAAAGACACAATTTGGCCGAAAGAGAAAATGATAATTAATGAAATATCTAGGGGCATAACACATATTGAGGATCTTGGTGTAAAAGAGTTTCTAGATACAATAAGTCATATTTCGGAATATGAAATTACTGAAAAAGTTGACGGATCGCAAATTCTCTTTGGTATTGATAGTAACGGATTTTATACCTCCCGCGAGACCAAGGGAGGAACACGCATTTATGCAGCTGAAGATTACGGTGTAAGTTTTCAAACAACCTATATGCGTTCTGCGCATGCGTTATTAGAACATGCTTTACCTCAGTTAAAGAGTGCCGGTCTAAAGCGGGGTGATCAGGTCGAGGCTGAAGTATTGTACGGCGAACTTCCTAATGTTGTGCCATACTCCAAAGATACAAACTATCTAATCTTCCTGCGAACCACCGAGGGAACCGTTAATATTGATCGTTTGAAGCAGAAGCTTGATGGTCAATCTCTTTCCATAGCTCTTGCGTCGCCCTTTACTAATGATGGTAAAAATATTGAACTCCGGGAAGAAACAAATACCTGGAATTTTTCTCGCGTTCCAGTATTGGAAAACACGTTATCTCCAGTTTCGCTATCTCCATATATTTCTAAGATAGAAAAAATTCTTAATAAGATAGATCCAATAACTCAGCAGCCGATAGGTGTGTTATTAGAAACACCACTAAATAAAATTCCTGTATGGTTAGATGGTGAATGGAAAGAAATTAAGGAACACATCAAGCGTGAACGTGAATATAATTATATTCCTATTCTCGAAAAGCATATTAAGCATGTGAAAGAAATTCTTCTTAACTCTCTTGTAAGAAATAGGCAGAGTGGTTTTGGTCCCCTTGTTGAAGATGGCGGTTGGATCGAGGGCGTGGTATTGAGGCATAGAACTACAGGTAAAATGGTTAAACTTGTAGACAAAGAAGTATTCGGCACCATCCGGGAAGCTGCCTGGGAAAAGCGTAATTCTTTAACAGAAAAAGCCAAGGGTGTGAGTAGTTGCTCTAGTTTTATGGGCAGGGTATTGTTAGATATGGCAACTGCTATCGGTCATCCAGAATTAGGTACCATGCAGGCAAAAAATTATCTACGCAAGGCAGGAACTATTACTGAAGATAGAATTAATACATTATCAACTGATATTGATTTTAATTCAGTTAAATCTTATTGGGTGTCTTTACTTAATATTAGAGAATCGGATTTAAGCAGAGAACTAGATAAATATGCTAGCGATGTGAATGGTCCCGGAGCGGTAAGACAGCGAACTCTTGAAACATTTGCATTGACATTTGAGAAGATTAAAAATCTCAGAGACGACACGTTAAAAGCAACCGATATAAATGGTCTGTTTATTGCGTTGGTCGGGAAGCAATTAGGTGATATTTGATATGAGACTGGATGAGATTGTAACATTAAACGACGTGCTAAAGGCGGACCAATATATGAAAATACTTGGTATGATAAGCACTCGTGCAGGCAATAATATCAATGTTACTCGTATCAAGAATCAAGTTATTCAATCATGGAAGAGGGGAATGAAAAGTCGTAAACATTATGACGATCTCCTATCAAAGATTGATATAAGCTTAAATGATCTAATTAAATAAGTCTGTTCGTTTCAACGAAACTCGTGACTTTTGTCAAATAATAATGTATACTCTACATTATGGATAATACTCAACTGAAAATTAATATCCTAAGAAATTTCGATTTTGCATTCAAAATTGATTGGGAAAATCCACATCATAGGCGCATCCATACATATCTAACTTCACTAACCATGTATTTTGGTGTGAAAATGAATGGGCACATCTCTGATGCTGGATCATACCTTGCCTATCGATTTAATGAACGAGATAATCTAGAATCTTCTATAGATAAATTTAGAAAATTGTTCAGGAATGAAAGTATTGATACATTTACAGAAGAATACTGCGATGGATGTCATATTTTTACACTCTAATGAATTAAATTGGCGGGAAAATTTCTTACGAGCAGAAGAAGTTATTGGCACGGATATAAAATTAATAGATGGTTCAAATGCGACATCTCTTAAGAATGCATATGAAAAGGTGCTCAACGAAGTGCAAACAGATCATTTCATGATGATCGAAGCTGATAATTTTGTACTCGATAAATGTGCAGAATACTTAGATGTGAATAGGCCAACAAAGTTTTGGACCGTAAATAAGTATGGTATTACTTACGAACACGGCGGCATAAAAATTCTAAATAGGGATGCAGCAAGAAGGCAGATAGAGCGTAATTCAAACATCTATGAGAATTTCGAGATAAGTGCAAATTTGATGCTCGAATCTTCACATGCTATTTTATCGGAACATAGGTTTGATTGGAGTCCTAAAAATGAGTGGGTATCTATAGCCAAGGAATTGATTAAGCTTTATTATTGGGATCATACAGATTATATAGACATGTGGGTTGCGCACAAACGTCCTCGGGAAATTTATGATAATGTTCATACAATAATTCAGGATGTAGGATTTACACAATTATTTGAAACATTATTGCCATCGCTTGGCACCATCTATGAAACTAGATTTAAAAACTAACCTAACCATTCTTAATATATTCAAAGATGATTTTGAATATATTAGGGATTTTGTCGAAGAACATTGCATCTTGGCAAAATCAGTTATTATGCTCAATACAGGAAATAAAGATTCATATCAATATGCCAAATCATTGACACATGAGTTTGATAATCTAAAGGTATTTTATAAAGATTATGCGTTTGTCAATTTTTCCGATTTTAGAAATGATTGTTTATCCTTATTTGATAGGAGCACAGAATATTATTGTTGGGTTGATACTGACGAAATCCTAAAGGCACAAAATCGAGAAATTGATATAGATGCAGATATATTGGATATTGAACGTATCGATGGATCGCTAAAATTCAAGACATATCTTAAGAGAATGTTTAAAACTACCCTAGGTGGTGAATGGCAGAAACCTATTCATGAGCACTTTAGTCCATCTACAGAATGTATTACAGCCGTATGTCCGGAGTTGACATTACATCACCTTTCATCTGAAGCTGTGCGGTCGCCTAAGAAGAAACAAATATATTTTGATATATTGCAATCAGAATTAGATGAGGCTGTTAAAGTAAATAATCGTCAAGGTATAATAGATTCATTGCAGCACCTGATATTGATGTCTTCGCACGATTTTAGAAAACCAGAATTATGTATTTCGTATTTCACTAAATTTAAAGATTTAATATATGACATGGATACGTCGCGTGAAATTTCTAAGGTACAGAAATTGAATATTTTATTACATTCTGTAATATCATTTTCGCGATTGCATATTGCTGTAGATGATGAACTTATATCCCAGATATTAAAAATTGATTCATCAAAATCGACCATGTTTCAATTATTAAGAGGGATGGTATTTAATCCTGCAAATATAGAAAAAATAAAAGAAATATATGAAACAACATATCGCAATTTAGATGACTTAATTATAAACGAATTTAACAATCTAGATTTTACAAGTGCTAAAGAAATTAGCTGGTTCGAAAACAAATTATATAATAGATCATAATATGGCAAATCTAGAAGTGTTTACCGCTATCAAGCAGTTTAGAGATGAACTCAATAAGGTATCGCCCACATTCTGTTCAGCAAAGTGGCTGCAGAGTACCATCTTATTATACAATGGCGAAACACAATCTTGTCATCATGTGCCTAGAACAAAAATTCCATTAGAGGGGTTAGAGTCTAATCCACGGTCTATTCATAATACACCTATTAAGATGTTGGCAAGAAAAGATCTAATTGAAGGTAAACAAACAACTGAATGTGATTATTGTTGGCGGATAGAAAATCTTAATACAGGTCATATTTCTGATCGCATTTATAAATCGGCATCTCCTTGGGCGGCACCACACCTAGCCGAAATTGTTAAGAGTGGCATGGGGGAAAATATAGACCCGACCTATCTAGAAGTTGCTTTCGATACCACGTGTAATTTTGCCTGTATGTATTGTTCTCCCGAAGTATCTTCAAAATGGATGGAAGATGCTGAATTGCATGGCCCTTACAAATTAGGCGATTATACCATGCATGATGTTGTGTGGTTGAAAGATTCTAAGAAAATACCTATTCGCCATAATGAGCCAAATCCGTATATTGATGCATTTTGGAAATGGTGGCCCGAATTATATCCTAAATTGCATACATTCAGAATTACTGGTGGGGAACCACTCCTATCTAAACATACATGGAGAGTATTTGAATGGATAAAAGATAATCCAAATCTTGATATAGAATTTGCAATTAATACAAATCTAAATGTTCCTAGAAAATTAATAGAAAAATTAATAGAAGAAATACGAGAAATCAAGGATAAGGTAAGACGAATTAAAATTTATACGAGTCTAGAAGCTACTGGCCGGCATGCAGAATATATTCGACATGGAATGAACTATGATGAATTTATGGGAAATGTTAATCATGTCTTATCGGAATTACCCGATGTTAGAATAGTATTCATGACAACAATAAGCGCATTGAGTATATTTACTTTTGAAGATTTTCTTTCAGAGATTATTAATCTGCGAGCAAAGTACAGAATGGATGCATTAGGCATTAGTGTAAATTATCTTCGTTGGCCAATGTTTATGGATATAAGGATGTTGAATAAAGATTGCATGCAGCCGTATCTCGATAGTATAATTGCTTTTGCAGAAAGTCATAGAGCTGTAATGCCGGGATTTGGTAATGCTAAATTTTATCTGGAAGAATTAGACCAAATATCACGTTTACGAGAATATGCAATGCAAATCTGCCCCGATAGAGATAAACAGATTGCAGATTTTCATCTATTCTTTAAGCAATATGACAAGAGACGAAATTTAAATTTACAAGAAATATTTCCAAATTTGCAAGATTTATTACTATAATGAAACTTAAATATAAAACACCGCCCGAAAGTGAAGGCGGTGCAGCCGTTCCGGGTTGCGGAACAATCCATATTTCAGAAATAAAGGCGACACTAACTAAGTTGTCAAACGACTTGGAGTTTCCCTTTGATCTTAATGATTATACCACAGGATCGACCGGAAAGAGTGAGTATTCCGGTGACATTGATGTGGTATTAGATGACAAGTGGTGGGGTCACGGTCCAGTAGCATTAAGGCAAAATCTAGTGGAACTCTATGGCGTAGAAAATACGGCGCGTAATGGTTCCATAGTTCATCTAAAGTATCCCATTGTTGGATACAATGCTGCACTTGATGAGCGTAAACCGCGTACTGGATTTGTGCAGGTTGATTTTAATTTCGGAAACTATGAATGGGAAAAGTTTTATCATCATAGTCCGGGAGATGAATCCGAATATAAGGGTGCCCATAGAAATTTAATGCTTGCCGCAATTTGTGCAGCGGTAAATACTATTCAATCCAGAGAAGTTGATACACTTAATCGACCTGTATGGCAAGTCAGATATAAGTTTGGAGAGAACGGGCTTATGAAGATTAGAAGAACTAGCCAAAAGGATATTAGATCCGGGCAGTGGATGAAAAAGCAAAATGACGAAGTTATGGAAGGTCCGTTTACTACACCAGAAGACGTGGTAAGACGCCTACTTCCATGTAATGGAACACCT